TATGAGCCAGTCAGAGTGACTGGCTCTATCAGATACTTTGCCTAGGTGTTAGGATTGACGTCTTCCCATGTCGGAATGGCGTCCATGGGATCAATCTGGTATGCGCCACACTCAACATCGATGCGACGACGCAATTCCTCACTGTATATGTCATAGGCAATCACATCGCCAATCACATATGCTACCTGTGAAGCAAACTCGACATACGACGCACTACGCTCAGAAACCGTCTGGCGCATTTCCTTGGCCTGATCCTCAGTGATGTGTCTCATTGGTCGTTTCCTTTCTGACGATACCAATATGTACTGCGCATTGCGCTTCGTACCAATCTGACCTGTCCAGAATATAGCATATCAATTTATTTGTCAAACCTCATGTTCGTCGAGACACATGATGTTCATTCGCCAGATGCGCATTCGTACAGTGTGGTATGCAATACCTAATTCTGCAGAGATTTGCTTGCGTGTGCGAGTAGCAAACCATTCAGGATCAGCAGGCCATCCATGCTCTTTGCGATATGGCATGTACGTATAGCCATGTCGTTTGCAGTGATCTCTGACCGAATCCATTGACGTGCCCAAATCAATTGCTATCTGAGCCGTCGTCTTCGCTGCGTAGTACGATGCATCTGCTGGCCATTTGACGTGTGTATAGCTTCGCTTTCGTTTGAAGCCATGCTTGTGGCAATACTTTTTCACTGTGTTTGTGTCCACATGGAGCGTATCAGCAATCTCTCTGGTCGTCTTTTCTGCATACCATGCAGGATCACTCGGCCATCGATTGTAGTATGTTGATGGTCGAATTGCGCGTCTGGTCTTAAATCCAAACTTAAGCACAAAGTTTCTCACTGTAGAGTCTGATAGATTGAATTCATCACAAATCTGCTTCACAGTGTGTGATGCGTAATATTCAGCATCCAATGGAAGCACATTTGATTTGCAATTTCGACCATATGAGAATTGCGGATATCCATCGAAATATTCTTCTGTGATCGGTAGCACAGTGCCATTGTGCGACATGCCGTGTGTCTCTATGCAGTGATACAGCACATCTTCCTCAGAGATGTTCAATGCTTTTGCAATGTACGATGTTGGATGCACACTCTGCAGTGTGGCAATCACATCGTCTGTGTATCGCAGGTCGTCTCGACAAATCTTCATAGATCATTACCTGCTTTCGGTTTCATATTGGGAAAATATCTGTAGTATGCTGCCCAATATCGTTTCTCATCTTTTTCTGCAAATTCATGCATCAATTTTTCCAATTCTTCACATCGTTTCAGTATGTATCCAGTGAAGATTACCTGCTCACGTCTGGCATATCTGGATTTTGCTCTTTGCGTCAATTTGTAGAGCGAGTAGATTACCAATTCAACAGTCAAACGTTTGCCATTTCGCATTTTGGCACCGCGACTGTAGTGCGCATATCCCTTTTTCATAGATGTATTCCTCTTGCAGTCAGTACTGCGTCGATCATGGAGCGCACCTCACTGAGAGTCTTTCCCATATAGGATTTGACGACTCTTCCCTTGCGTCCACCAGTCTCTTCCAATGTGCCAATCCACAGACCATCCAAACCTAATGCAATCCGTCCAGCATAATGGCGATTTGGCGTGTCGTATGAGACACGCCATGTCATGCCAGTATTGCGCCATGCAATCTTTGGTGCGGTCATAGTGGATCCGTCTGCTGCGTATCGAATCTTGCTTCCTCCAGCATGGTCAGCATCAGATGTGCATCGCACACATGGTAGACGTAGTCTTCGTCTCGCTCCACAAGATAGACGCATGCACATGATGCAGTGATGTACACTGCTCCAACATCTCGACGACGGATCATGAAGCGATACAAGGGATAGTCTCGCATGATGTCGTCATGCAGTGCTGGCATCTCAGCATTGCGCACATCCATAGTGAATTTAACTTTGTATGCGCCATGGCCCATGCGACGTAGCCAAGCATAGAATTCGTTGTGCATTAGATTCCCTTTCTGTATCGACGTGCTTCTCGTGTCGTTGCATGCCAGTATCCATCAGTAGGATTGAGGATTCTGCCTTCGTCGTTGCGCAAGACCGCATAGGTACGTGTGCCATACTCGATGTCAGCATAGTCAAGCATACCGACAATGCGTTTTGCAAACTCGCGGTCAATCGCCACATAGTACTGATGTGTGTACAAGATCTGGTCATTGTCTGCGCGACAAATGGAGATTGCGATTCTCTCAGTGATCGGTCTGCGCAAATCAGTTAGCACACTCATGGCAGATTCCTTTCTGTGTGAAGCTAGCACAGTGCTGGCAATATGTGTCTGATTCGATATTCAAACCTCGACGGATGTATTCTTCAGTGTAGAGAGACAGCATGCCAGCAGTGAATTCGTTGTATGCCTGACTAGCACGCACACTCCAAATCAAGAAGAAATGTACAATTTGCGCATTTCCCATCTTTGATGCTTCCATTGTTTCATTTTCAAAGATTGTTTTGTGATCACTCATGGTCGTTTCCTTTCTGTGTGGCGCCAGCACTGTACTGGCGCCATTGCTTGCGAGTCTTATGCTTCCAGTGTGGCTTTTGCAAACCGGATCATGGCTTCTGAATAACTGATGTCTTTCTTGCAAGCCATCTTCCCTTGCATCGTTGCAGTCTTTTCTACTGCCTGTGCCCATTCAATCCGCAGAGTGTAATACTCGATGCGTACCATGGGATCAGTAAAGTTTTCTGGCTGTTTAGGCTCCAGCTTCATCAATTTCGGATCCATGGTCTCTTCCTTTCTGTGTGGCGCCAGCACTGTGCTGGCACCATTGCTTGCGAGTCTTAGATGCTGATTCCTCGACGTGCCATCTCTGCGCCAATGATCATCATGGCAGACGTGTTGCCTTTTTCCTGCGACACCTTGAATGCAAATTCAAGATACCAGTCAGCACGAGTTGACATGTTGATTGCCATGCGAATTTGGGCTTTGGTCATTTTGGTCTTCATGGTCGTTGCCTTTCGTGTCATCTGTCTCTTACCTGATGTAATTATATAGCATATCAATGATACATGCAAGCATTTTAGTGACCAATTTTCAATGAGTTTTGTGGTAGTATGAAATGCGAATTCAGCGGTCATTAGATATCGTAATCCGTGCCTGCCTGATCGCACTGCTCGATGCGCATCGTCATCACTGGCATACATTACTGCAGAATAGATGCCAGTGAGAGAAAAGCAGAAAACCAAAACCACATTGCTCCAAGAGCAATGTGGTTTTAGTACAGATGACAGACGCAGGAAAGGAAACTGCACCGTCATGCAAATTGTATCACTGTGATGCAGTTCTGCCAAGAATAGGACACCACAGTGATGCCAGAATTATACTATGGCTTTGCAGGCCATGTCGTAACATTCCAGATCAGGCCATCAGTGATGTCTCGCAGTGCTTGTCGATACGTCTGCCATGCTGCCACAGTCTGCGCATCCAAGCCGACATCAGGAAGTTGCGTATAGTCACAGTCTGCAAGTTTCTGATTGCGCACCAGTCGCAGTGCGCTCATTGCCTGAGCTTCAGTGTATGGCCGATCACTGACGATTTCGCCTTCTGGCACTGCGTCATATTGATTGCCTTCGTCATCCCAATACTCAAATGCAATGCTGTCAGGCATGAAAATTCGATAAATCATATCATTACCATGTGTAGGATTGGCGATTCTGATGCACTGTCTTCTTCTGTTACCTGCAGTGTGTGTGTCGCTGTAGTCGTCGTTGCTCGATACTGCACCACATCGCCAGATTTAAAGAATCTGCAGACAGAATGCATAAATTTCACATCCTTTTGGCCACCAGTGCCCATTGAACAAACCTCCACAGCATTGACGCGCAAATCTCCATGGATGTTGTCTCTTGTGCTGAGTGTGCCAATAACTGTGATTAGGTAGTATCCTGCGATTGGCACAGTGATTGACGATCCTGACCATGTCATACCACCAGCAACATCAATTTCATCCTGCCATGTGACTGTAACGCCAGCAGTAGTGATGCTGAGCGTGCTTGTGCGAGTGAGACTGATAAACACTGCATTGTCTGCGCGCTCTAACTGCACAATCCTTTCGCGCAGTGCTTGCTCATTGCTGGCTGTGAGATAGCTAGATGTTGGATAGGTCAATTTGCACCTCTTCAGCACCATTGGAAGACATCGCCAGTGATACTGCGTAGATTTTGCGAGACAGAGTCTCTGAAGATGTGACTGCGATGCTTACCAGATCACCCAAGAAATAATCTCTGCCGTATCGCCATGTCGAGGATTGCAACACCTCAACATCATACGATTTTACTTTTCTTTGTTCCTGATTGTATCTGCGTTTCGCCACAGATGTCAGCTGAGCGACTGTCGTGCTATCGCTTCCCTTGACCATGGCTTCTCGCAGATCGGTATTAGTAGGTGCAGTAGATGGCCATGCACTGCGCAAATTGTTTTTGTCTTTTCCTTTGCCTACTGACATGATGTATGTCGGATAATTTACCAAGCTGGACTGCTTGACCAGTGTGCCAAGAGTGCCATTGAGCTGACTCAATTTCACATACGACCGTCGATCTGCACCAAGAGTCGAAGCATAGAAGAGAGAATATCCAAGACTGCCAACATCGAAATTGACCTTAAAATCTATGCTGCCAACATCTGCAATTTTCTGCATCGTCAGAAGCAGATTCTCTCCAGAACACGTCAAAGCCATGGATGCGCCAATGCTCAAATCAACAGCATCTGTCGCTGTGCTGATTCTTCCATCAGTCCATCTTTCAAGACCATTGCCATAACGACGCGTCCAAGCATTGGTTTGCCATGGCGAATTTCCTTCTGCATCTGATCCGACATTCGTGTTCCACAGTGCAGTGATGATTGACGATGCTGTTGGATAGGTAGCCACAGTGAATTGCGAGACACCTCGCATGCTTGGATACCATGCCACAATCCGATCTTGCAGAATGCACATCGCATCAACTGCAGTCACAGTCAGCATGCGATTCTGTCCATATTCTCGTGTCCATGCACGTATGAAGCCAAGAAACTCTTCATACGCATTCATGCCAATTGATGCATCTGCGCGTGTGATCGACACGATGTATCCATAGTCCAAATCAGCGACGACTGGCGCATCGAGATTCACTGTGAATGTGGCGATGCTTGGCGAATTGATTTTATGCACAATCGCCAGATTCAATGGTGTGACGATGCCAAGAGCATTGCCAGCATCGTCGTATAGTTTTATGACGTATTGAATCGCCATGGCTATGCTCGACTAATAGTGAAGATACCAGAAGCGAATGATTGACCTGCCAGACTGCTAATTGCAGTGATTTTGATGACATCGGTCACAGCAGTCGTAGCAATCAGAGATGTCTGCGTCATGGTGTGTGTTGCTGTTCCTGATGATGCCATACGTGTGCTTTGGATGTTTGTACCATTTAATGTGACTGCGAGAACACGATTGCCTGTGGTACCTGACGAGAAAATGCCGTATGCATTCACGAGATACAAACCAATACGACGCACAGTAATTTCGCCAGTCGTTGTATTCACACTGAAAATATTGTCTGCAGTCGTTGATGGCGAGGAATAGCCAGTGATGTCATATGACGTGTTCGCAGTCGTCAGTGTGGCAGTGCCTCCAGACATCGTTGCATAGGATTGGTATGGCAATTGAGTCGTTGTGCCATACATCGCATACGATTGCGCAATTGCAGTAATCGCCGCGCCAGAAACCGTCACAGTGCCCAATGTGACATAGGTCTGACCAGACAATTGTGCATTCGTTGCGACTGCAAGACGCACAGAGTATGTGCCCACAGTCGTGCCAGCAACACTGCGCGAAACCGTCAATGATCCTGCAGTGCCATTGACGATGACGACGACATTGTATGTGGCATTGGCCAGTGTAGAGATATTGATTGATGACGATGTGGTATTTTCGTAGAAATAGCCACCGACGACTGCTGCGCCATCAGCAATGGCGAGTGTTGCTGAGCCAGTGCCTGACATCGCCATTTCATTCCCTACCTGAAGCACGCCATCACTGAGAGTCTTCGTCTCCATGGCAGTCAATCGACTGCTGGCATATCCCGATCCCACATTACCATCACCATATGCTGCGCCAGTACCTGTGGCCATTCCAATTGATTGTTCTGCCATGTCAAAACTCCCTTATATACCGACGTAGCGATCATACCAAAACATCGTTACCTTAGAATCAGACGTCGTGCCAGTCGCACTGACTGAGAGATACTGCAGACCTGCATCAAATGTCGGATCTGGATACAATCCCCAATTAATCAAATCGCTGTAGATGCTGAGCGATGCGAATTGCGAGATGCCTGCAGTGTTGACAACAGTCTTTTTGCCATATCGCAGGTCAATCGTCCAGATGTCTCCATCTGGCACTGATGATGTGAATTGAATCAATCGACCTGCACCATCGACCAGAGTAAGATTCGTCAATGGCCCGATGCATTGCAGGATTGGAGATGCCATGACTGTTCCAGTGTATGCCACAGATATCGTGTTATTGACTGACTCTGCGCCATATGGCACTGGATACGGTTTGGGATATGGTGTTGGTGTTCCATACTGTGTATAGGTCATCTGCTGCACATTTTGTGTGCTGTTGTACCATGTCGGATCATCTGCGCGAAGCTGGATAATTGCTCGAACATTGAAATCAGTGTTGGATGCATCCATCGATGCGCCAGAAACTTTGACGTCAATGCTACGTGCGAATACGTATTCTGGATAAGGATTGTCAGGATCAAGAGTATGTCGCAGTGTTGCTGTGTCGTTTCCGGGTTTAAACATCTGTATCAGGTTTTCGCGATTGGTCGTCATCTCGCCATAGTTTGTGCCAGGTATGACAATGGGCAGATTGATGACACGAGGATTGATGCGATAGTCAACGTCTGTGTCACCATCTTGGAATGGGCCTCTTTGCACAATGCGTGTGATCGGTGCAATGCCCCAATTGACTGCACCAGTCACATACAGAGTAATGCCAGAATAGCCACCATTAGGAACATTGAATTCCCATGTGTGTGTACCGCGAATGAATTCGAGTTTCATTGGCCAGCTCCAATCGTCATCATCCAAGCTTTAGCATCGCTGATCAATGACGATTCTGATTGTTGGCTTCCATAGTTAGCAGTCATGTTGAGATAGTATGTGGTGCCATTGGAATTGGTCGATCCTGTCAATGATGCGCGTCCAGTCGTTGATGACGCATCTTCGCCTTCGCCATCGCCACCACTACCTTGACCAGAGAAATACGATGTGACTGCTGACCATGCATCTCTCGCAGCCTGAAGCAGTGCATCCTTAATCCATGACGCTCCAGATTTGATGCCATCAGCGATGCCTTGCACCATGTCAGTGCCAAGCTTCAGCACTGTTGGTCTGATCTCTTCAAAAAACGTCAACAGATTCTTGTCGAGTGTTTTGAAGAATCCCCATAAATCCTCCAGTGCAGTGCCCACAGTTTTTTTCATGGTTTCAAATGCACCAGAGAAATCGCCTTTGACCAATTGTGACAGTGCAGTGAGAATGCCTGTGACTGCATTGATGACAATCGTTGCAACAGAAAGAAATGTGTCCAATACCGTCTGGATGTATGGCCACATGATAGTGAATGCCTGGCTCAGGTATGTCCAAGCAATCGTTGCACCTTGAAACGCCAGCACAAGGATGTCTTGCACAGTCGTTGCCAATTGCACAAAAAATGTCGAGAGTGTTGTGATGTATGCAGATACCTGTGGCGATCCCAAATATTCAGCGATTGCCATACCTGCAGACGTAATCGCAGGAACAAACACACCAACAAAATTCATGACTGCATCAGTCAATGGCTGAAGAAATGCTTGCACTGTTGCAAGGCCTGCGCCCATTTGCGCCAGCACACCAGGAATCGCAGCAATGGCATTGCGTATGGTCTCAAAGATGCCAGACGTCGTGCCAGTCATCTGCATCGTGTTAATCCATGCAGACAATTGACCAACAACATCTGCTATGATCGGCACCACAGTATCAGACATGAATGTGCCAAACTCCATGAGGATTGGCATCAGTGCCATGCCAAGAGTCTGCTGAATGTCAGCAAATTTCTCTTTCAACACGACCTGCTGTCCAGCATAGGTGTCGACAGCTGCTGAAGCACTGCCACCAAACTGCGTATTCAATTCGGCCATCATGATTTCTTGTGCGCCAGCAACATTGCCTGCTTCGACCATGGCTTTAATCATGGCTTCTTGGTCAGCAGTAAACTGGACACCAGATCGACTCAGTGCAGCCAAACCTGCGACAGGATCATTGAGCGCTTTACCGACCTGCATCGCTGCAGAATCCAAATCCATGCCAAGTGCCTGCGACATGTCGAGGATTGACTGCGTCGCTGATCCGAAGTTTTCGCCTTTGATGTTTGTGAATGTTGCCAGTACATTCTGCGCACCAAGGATTGCGTCATCTGAGAAGAGTGACTGGCCAGCAGATGCGCTCATGGCAGAAGCCATTTCTCCCATTTCTGCTGCGGTCAATCCTGCTGCTGCGCCAGTAGATGCAACGACTGCCTGTGTCTGAGCAAACACAGAATTCCATTGTGAAGCTTCTTCGATGCTTCCTCCAACAAAATCTGTGACTGCACCAAGCGCTTTGCTTCCCAATTGCGCAGCCATGCCTGCAAGGCCTTGACCAATCCCTTGCAACACACCAGTCATCACTGATCCCATGCCAGAGAATGATGATCCCGCTTTGCCAGCTTTTTTGCTGACGTCGTCGAGACCATCATTGACTGCTTTGGTCGTTTTTGTGGCATCATCTTCGGATTTGAATCGAATTAAGACAGTCTCTTCTGCCATTATTTCTTACTCCGTCGCTGTTGCACTGTACGCTCCACGCTCATCATTAGCAAATCCTGCTGAATGGTTTGCCATGGCACTGCTTCCAATTCTGTCGGTGTGCAGTGATAAACATCTCGACACATGACCAGTCGAATATATTCCATTGGCGCCGCATCACCTGTCCATAGATGGGCCATGAGCGCCTTCTTTAGTTTCCCATTGATGGATTCAGAGAAGCCAGAATCTCTCGCACAATCTTGGAAAAATGCTTGGCAGGAATGTCTTCAAACACGCCATTCTCTACTTCAACGCATTTCCTCAGGATTGTGACCATGCTGGCAATGTCGTCTTTTGCAGACTGCAGTTTGATGAGATCGCCAATGGTCAATTTGTTGTCATCTACGATGTATTGCATGTGGGGATGCTCCAATCAGAAAGAATTGTGTGGGGAAGAGATTGGCTTGCAGTCTTTCCCCACAAAGACTGCATGCCCAAATTAAGCGACGTCTGTGTACGTAATGCCTGGACATCGTACAGTGAATGACGCCATGATTGCATCTGCACTGGTCGCATCAACTGCAGGATAGTCCATCGATGTGATGTATCCAGTCGCATTGGTTTCGATGGTGTTCGCACCTGATGCTGATCCCTTAGGTGCCCATTTGATTTGCACTGCGCTCTTGGCAGCAAAAGCAGCACTGACAATCATGAATGCTTCTGTGGTAGCTACTTCGGTATAGATGATGTTGACAGTCACATCGACCGGCTCCACCTTACCAAGCAGAATGAATGCTGAGGATCCGTCGAGTGTGTAGGTGTCAGAATTCATGATGGTCGCTGTGGCTGCGTCAACACTCTGTGTTGATCCTGAGATATCAACGTATGAGCCAGACGCCACCTTGATGCTGACGATTGATGCGACGCCATTGATGGCTGCAGTCGTTTGTGCCATGGTACTACTCCCTTATTGAACAATTTCCGATATGACGAGTGTGGCTATGACTGTGTCATAGCTTCTGCCTGATGCCTGAGGCCATTCCAGTATCTGTGATCGGCATCGTACATCGATTACCTGCCAAGCTGGTGCGACGAGTGTGCGCACTGCATCATGGTACGCAGCCATGTACGTTTCCATGGTCACAGCGACGTCTCGCAATCCCATTCCCATACCTGCTGGACGCAATAGTGCGACGTCAGTGATTGTCCATTCGGTCATCATGACATGCCCATTGCCACCAAGAGTCGTCGTCTTGGTGCGACTGGACTGCATACCGATTGCAGAGACGATGCGCGCAGGTACGTCAGCAATCTCGACAGCATTCTTCAGAGATGTGCCATAGTACACAGTGCTAACACCAGAAACGCTCATTCCTGCGACAGATGCAACAATCGACACCAGTTGACTACTCATAGTGATCGCCTTACATACGGTCGAAGCATACTGACGACGTCTTTTGGTATCTGTGGAGCAGCCAAGATCACACCATCAGCACTGAGAATTGCGCGATCGCTGTCTGGTGTTCCTTCTCGCTGTCGATACAGGTATGCTGCGATGCGCAGTGTTGCTGCAACGATGTCTGCAGGTGCAGTCAGACTGTATGCAAACCGTCCAGTTACACTGATGGCATTCTCTGGAGACACCACATAATTCCATTCAACATTGACACCACGTTTTATTTTGATGCCATATGCTGGCTTCACATTTGATGGAAGCAGAACAACATCGCTGAGCGAGACTGCAGTGCTATCGCCATTTGTGATACTGGTCAGTGTGTAGAGATCGGTGCCAAGATACAGTGTGTCATAGTCCATCAAATCGCCACCATCATTGAACAACAATGGTGTGTATGTGCGAGTCGAATCTGCAGAAGCTTCAAACGTGCGATGTGTTGCCTTATCCACCATCGACTGCGCGCGTGTGACTGCATTGCCAAGCTGCGTGTCATCAGACGACGCAGTGATGTTCATGTACGCTTTAAGATCAGCAGTCGTTGTGTAGGCCATTAGATTACTTTCGTGGTCTTCTTTGGCTTAGTCTCAGTCACTGGCGTTTCTTCCAATGCGACTGCGGATCCTTCAGCAATCAATTGCTTCGCTTCTGCTTCACTGACGTCAACGACATCGCCAGCAGAATACGCAGTATTGATTTTTCCTTCTCGAAACACGATGCCATGGAGCATTTGGATTTTCATTGGGGAATCCTTTTATGGGGATGTGTCAAGGATTCCTTGACACATCCCCAATTGACTAAGCGTGTACGCCAACAGCGAATGCTTCGATTTGCGTCACATCGCCACCATATCGCCATGATGCGACGACATAGGTCAGGCCTTTGCGAATGTCGCGCCATCGCTCAATCTGGACACCAGACGTGCGCTCGACGAATGCATAGAAATTGTAATTGCCAAAGATGATGGATTTGTTAGTGGTGCCAATCGCAGGAATCTGCGCAGACAACATCACTGGCCATCCTTCGACCATACGCATACCATTGACAGTCTCAGTGATGCGATTGTAATTGGTCAGGTCGAGAGTCTTCAATGCACCCCATGTCGAATTCTGCATAATGAAGCCAGTCTGACCATTGGTCAGATATTCGCCAGCAACATCAGTTGAGAGACCGACAATCTGCGCATTGGTAATGGCAGTAGCACTGAAAGCAAAGGTGTTCGTTACGCGAGTAAGCAAACCGTATGGCTGGCTTGATCCCGTACCATTGACGATGTAATTGTTAGCACTGACTGCCATGGCACGCGCAATTTCATTCTGAATGAATTGCTCCAAATTGCTTGACGTGTCTGCCAAAAGCTCATCCGACAAAGCGAATTCAAGAGTATCTTTGTACAGCTGAATCGTCTTTGAGTTTGCAAGATTTGGCTCAGATGCAGTCGCAGTCACACCTTCAGCAACGATACCTGGTGTTGCTTTGACACTCTGCGCAGGCATGATGTGCTTCCAAGATTCGGTCGTCACACGAGTGAAGCCAACCTGGCCAAGGAATGACAATTCGTCGCGCTTGGCAACGATTTCGCGATTGATGGTCGTAGGTACAGTGAAGCCACCATCATTGTTCGTTGCTTCAGTCATGGTCTTATAGAAGCTGGCTGCTGCGCTCTTGGCATTGGTCAAGGTGTTCATGACTGATGCATCAGACGATCCGCGCATAAAGCTTTTGTATGCGCCATGGTATTCGTTGCTGGAGTATGGCGATTCTGCTTCGACTGATGCTGGCAGTGATGCCTTCACTGCTGGTGCATGAAACGTGCCACCTGCCACTGGCTCGCCTGCCAATTCGGAAATGGCTGCTTTGACTGCGTCTTTGATGTTGTCCATGGTATGTGTGTCTTCCTTTGTGTGTACTGCTGATTTGATATCGTCAAGACCAGTGCTACCTGTCGCAGTGCGCACAGTTATTCCTTTGGTCATAACTTCGGTAGTGGTGCGAGGCTCAGCAGGTGTTGGTGTCAATGAGATTTCACCAACGACCCACCTTTTGATTTCGCCATTGACTCGCTCGACCAGATGTGGCAATGCGCCAGTACTGAGACCTAATGCGCCAGATTCTGCCAGCTTCATGACGTCTTGTGCATACTTGTGACGACGGTCAAGCTCAATCTGGACATCAATCCCGTCGTCAGTAGGTGCCCATGCTTTGACCATGCCGATCTGGCTTTTGATGCCACCAAGCGCATGGTCATAGTATACAGGCATACCGACAAAGCTTCGTGTTGCGCCAAAATCGGTATCTTTGCTGAAGCGATCACCAGTCAAATCTTCGCCACCATATACCACACCGCGTCCAGCGAGTGTGTATGGCGCAATTGCTTTGATTGCCTGTGTGATTGAATTCATTTTCCACCAATCAATCGCTGAGCAAAACGCTTTGCTGCTTCTGCTTTCATTATCGCATTGCTGTCAAGAGAAGATGCTTTCATTGCTTCTTTATCCATTTCATGCATGGACGAAACTGCTTCTTCTTCGTCTTCGATTTGCTCAGACTCGCTGACGATTTCTGCTGGCTCAGGTGCAGATTCTTCCATGGTTTCTTCTGTGTCCAATTCCTCAACAGCAATGAGATTCAGTGCTGACTCTGGAATGATCCACAGCTTGCAGATTCCTTCTGCGTCGATGTTGCCTTGGACAATTTCGCATTTTCCTTCAGCAAAAAACACGCATGAGCCACACACGATGCCTTCTTCGATAAAGGGATTTTGTTCTCCATCAGCATAATGTGCGCCATTGGCACCGATCCCCTGGTCAAATGCGCCATACTCTTCGACCAATGCTTCGTATGTCTCATACATGTAAATCTGTCGCTCAGTGAGAGTAACAGATTCGTCGAGTGCTTTGACGCTCTTTGGCTTGACACCATCATAGCCAACAGTACGCAGTGCTTTCATGGTCTGCTTGGTGTGATGCGCAGCCATGCGCAATGCTTCCATGTCAGTCTCAGAATGTCGTCGCGAAGCTTTGGTTTCCATGTTGATCTCCTTCAAAATACGATTTGCCCACACTCTACCTTCGTCTCCACCCCATCCATGCCAGGCCTGCCATCCTTTTCCTCGCTCAGACCATGTTGCACCTTCTTTGTCAATTTCATGACGGTCAAAGTATGCCACCATTCGCTGAATAGTTTCCAAACTGATTGGCTCACGATTGGCCAATTGGTTTGCGCGTGCTAAGCCAACAGCGGTCATCCCTTGCTGGCTTTGTGGTTTCTCAGATCGCACGTCGAGTGCGAGTCTGGCATTGTCTGCCACAGACTGTGGCGCAATGTACGTCGCTTTGATTTCATCTGATGTGGCGATGTTGAGTGCAGTCAGATATGCTTCAGCTTTTTGCATGCTTTGATAGCATTGCATTGCATTGCTTTCGCCATCTTTGT